TCGTACGCCGCTTTACTTACAGTCACCGATGTGCGCCCGATCCATTTCACTACCAAACCCCAACGTCGGGGAATCTGTGGAGAGCAATGGTTTGATAACCCAGAGGAGGATGAAGCAGGCCACCCGAACAACAATTTAACAGGTTACCCCCAACCTTCCCCAGATGATCTGGACCTGCTTGCGGAATTCGAAGGTCATGCCACGAGCCCAAAAACCCCCAGTAACAACACATGCTGCCATGACAAGCCGTTGAAAGACCCAGTGGCTGACGTGACCGCCAAGAGTGAACAAAGCACTAGGCAGTTCATCCTTGACGAGCATGCCCAACGGGTTGTTACCCCTACAGAGGTACCAACGGGGGCCCGCACTTCGGACCAAGAGGGGTATGTCACCGACTGGAGTGATGACGAGAGTTCATCAAGTGAAACCACCCCTGAGCCAGCAGGCGAGTCTTTAGAGGACGATGACCTCTTTGATCTCCCACCCCTGGAAGATTGCGCGGACTCAGCAGAGGTCGAAAAGCAGGAACAGCCCAACGAGGCCAGCGTAGACTTGCCGTCACCTGATAGTGACCACGCCCAAACAGGAGATGACACCCTAGAAACTCCAGAAACCTTGGCGCCCAGTGAGGCTCAGAATTGTGACGGGAGCCAGCATATAGATGAACCTGGAGAGAGAGGGAAATCCGTTAAGCCGACACGCAAGGTAGAGCTTACACCTTTGGACGACGACACGGTGGAGCTACTTAAATTGCACGGGTTCACTAACTACAAAACCCAGTATGACGGGGAGAACCAAATTCAACCCATCTACCGCAATCCTTTAGCGCACCTCCTCCGGCAATATAATGCGCCGATCACTGCACACCAGCAACAGTTTGTAAGTATGGCTCATGGTCTTAAGAGACAATGCTACAGTTACAAGGTTGACGCCAAACGTGCCACAGCTTTCATGTCTGACGTTAAAAATAACCTTACGGGGCTGGTGTTACCGAAGCTGGATAGGGACCTTCTGAGCTCCTGGGTCGCTCTTGCAGAGAATGCCGAGCGAACTGTGGGACTCATAGTGATTCATGGGGCAGGAGGAGCTGGCAAGAGTCGCGCACTACAAGAACTGTTAAGGAACCAAATTGTGGACGCCAACGAAGTTAACATTGTCGTGCCCACCATTAACCTGGCGGCCGACTGGAAAAAGAAACTTCCAGCCTTGGATCCCCGACGTGTGATGACTTTTGAGAAAGCCTGCGAGCGCGAAGGAAAGTCGGTCGTCATTATGGATGACTATGGGAAATTACCTGCAGGCTACGTGGACGCCTACCTTGCCATCAAATCCAACGTTGACCTCGTAGTGCTGACCGGGGATCAAAGACAGTCGGTGTACCACAACGACAAGAGAGACTCACAGATCGCACTCCTGAGCTCGAATACTGACCATTTTAAACGATACTGTGACTACTACGTCAATGCCACCCACAGACAACCCAAGCGGCTCGCGAATCCCATCAGAGTGCACGCGGAGAGGGAAGTGGGCGGAGCAATCAAACATTCAACACTCATACCCACAAATGCTATGACCTTAGTGCCTGCATTTCGCAGCCAATCACTACTCACAGACTTGGGTAGACAAGCTATGACCTATGCCGGTTGCCAGGGGCTTACATTACCTCACCTCACTATTGTGCTAGACAAGGACACGCCACTTTGCTCAGATGAGGTTTTGTACACAGCTCTTTCTCGGGCGTCAGAAACTATTACGTTCGTCAACACACATTCTGACAACAAAGATTTCCTGGCTAAATTGGACTCAACCCCTTATCTGAAGACATTGATATCAGGGGTGAGAGAAGATGAACAGTCCGGGGGAGACTACAAACCTCCTGAGCCACAGGTACGCGACAGCCCCACCAAGACTCACATGCCTGTCGCGAATAACGACATTCAACTGGAGGAGAAGATTGAAGCGATGGAGGATAAGGACACAAGGGAACTCTGGTCTGGTGAAGAGAAGACCAATCTTATGCAGACTCAGGACCCGGTAGTCCAACTCTTTCCACACCAGCAGGCTAAAGATGAAGCGTTATTCAAAATTACTATTAAAGAGAGGATCAGAACGGCTGACGTTGCTTCCAATAAGAGGGCTTTGTGCGAAACGCTCAATGCAGGCGACCTGCTCTTCGAGGCATACGCAAAATTTATGAACGTGCCGCAGGAGACCCAACCATTTGACAAACGACTCTGGGCACATTGCAAACAGCTAGCCTTGCGCACTTATTTATCTAAGCCCGCCACCAACTTGCAACAAGGAGCGCAAAGACAGGATCCCGACTTCCCGGACAACGCCATAGCACTATTCAACAAGTCTCAGTGGGTCAAGAAACTTGAAAAAGTTGGTTGCAAATTCAAGGCAGGACAGACAATATCAGCATTCAAGCAATCCACTGTGCTGCTGACAACCACCATGGCCCTTTACCTGCGCAAGAAGAGAGAGGGTCATCAACCCGACAATGTGTTCGTGATGTGCGAGAAGACTCCAGAACAATTCAACTCATTCGTTCTGACCAAATGGGACTTTAGTCGACCGAACTACACATCAGACTACACCCAATACGATCAATCGCAAGATGCAGCCTTTCTAAATTTTGAGTTGAGGAAGGCGAGACACTTTGGCGTCCCGAATGAAGTAGTTGAGTTCTATGCTTTCATCAAAACGCATGCAAAGACTTTCCTAGGGAATCTAGCCATCATGAGACTGAGCGGGGAAGGGCCCACCTTTGACGCCAATACGGAATGTAACATAGCGTATGATGCCCTTAGATTCCAAGTAGACTCTACAGTGAATGCATGCTACGCCGGAGATGATTTGGTTAGAGACAAAGCATGTGAGGAGCGCCCAGGCTGGAAATACGCGGAACCCCTCTTCTCCCTGAAAGCCAAGCCTTTAGTGACCAATAAGCCTGACTTCTGCGGGTGGCGGCTCACTAAATTTGGTATCGTTAAGTCCCCGGTGCAGCTTTACCAATCTTTGCAACTTGCCCTCAGGCTCGGAAAAGTTGAGGAAGTCAAACGCAGCTATGCCATTGACTACCTGTTTGCATATCGGCTTGGAGACCAATTGTACGATGTCTTCGACGAGAACGAGATGGAAAAACACCAGCTGGTCACTAGAACCTTGATAAAGAAAGGTATGCAACCACCCAGCTCAGGGGATCACTTGCCCGTATTCCATGTGACCTCCGACCGACTCATCAGAGACCCCAAGGCCAAGCATGTTTCCACATACGAGTACGAGAGCACCAGTTTACCATTCAATATCGTTGAGGACCATTTCGCCTACAATCCGAGTCGAGCTGATAGGGACGATATGAACATGGCGCGAGATAGTCAAAGTCACGAAAACACCAACGCTTCTAATTTTTCACCTGCAAGAGAGCCGTTGCTTAGTGACCTCTTTCCCCAGCTCAGCTCCCTCTAACTAACAATTAAGTAGTTTAACACTAACTGAAAGCTTAGATAGTGAATGCTCACAGCTTAGATAGTGAATGCTCCAAGCTGACTTAATATTACGCTGTAAACACCTCGGACTGCTCTGATAGCGGACC